CTCGCCGCGGAAAGTACGCCTGCACAAACAAGGCACACTGCCAAGTCGGCGCAGCACCCGCTGCTCACACCAACTGCAGCCAGGCAGGGTTTGGATGCAGCTGCTGGAGGTGAAGACCTGCAGGCGCTCCCCACTTCAGCTGGAGCGCGCGTAGCCCCGCAACGCCACCGCTTTGCAGCGTCTGCTGGAACGCAGCACACTGAGCATGTGTCCCAGGAAGAGCATGGGGGGGTACTGCGGGGAGCACCCCTTGCACTGCCCATGCACCGGGGCTTCATGCGCCCTGACACTGCAGCGGGAGAGCAGGGGCTTGCAGAAGACGCTCTGCGTGTCTCGGCTGCACCCGCAACTCAAAGTGCAGCGTCAGTGCTGATGCAGGGGCAAGGGGTGTTCGGGGCGGACACTGTCGCGTCGCATGGTGAGGTACACGGTGCACTGTCTCGAGTGCCCGCTGTGCGGGGAGTGTACAGGGGGTGGAATGCAGCACCAGGCACAACTGCGCCCTCACAGAGCGAAGAGGTGGAAACTGTGCCTCCAATGACCACGTCCACGCGCCCTGCTGCCTTTGTTACACAGCCTGCTGCCGCGTTTGAGCATAACACTGCAGAGGGCGTCGCTCCTCCCCCACGGCAAGCGCAGCGCACTGCGTCTCGGGGACCTGCTGCAAGTACTGCAGTTGAGTACGGTGCACAGCAACTGCATGAAGAGGGAGGCTTCAGGGAGGGGGGCATGCTGTTAGGCCGTGCGCAGTGGAGCAGCTTCCCGCGGGCGTCCACGGGTGCCAATGGTGCTGGGGTGGGCGCAGCAGTGCTGCACGCTGCTCAGGGCACTGGCGCCACAGGCACCGTGAGGAACTCGGGCGTGCCACCGACTCTACACGCCTCTGGGGACATGCAGGGGCAGGGTGCAGCAGTGGGCGAAGTGCTGCACGCTGCCCAGCGCACTGGGCCCACAGCTCCCTTGAGCAAATCAGGGGGCACGCATGCTTCACAGGCGTCTGGAGGCATGCAGCATGGACAAGGTGCAGCTGTGGGCGAAGTGCTGCACGCAGCTCATCGCAGTGGACCCTCCCGTCCCGTGACGAAGGCTGGGGTCACGCAGGCTGCACGGGCTTCTGGCGTCATGCAGCATGAACAGGGTGCCACTGTGGGGGCAAGCGCGCCGAAACAGTCGTTCCGCGGCTTCCGCGGGTATCCAATGGGCACCCCGCACAGCACCGCAGCAGCAATGGACGCTGGGGCAGCCCCGCAAGCCAATGCTGCAGCACTTGCGCCCCAAGGGCTCTCAAGTGCGAGGGTAGCCACAGAGAGCCGTGCACAAGGCGACTTGCAAAGCGTACAGGAAGTGCCCCCGCCAGCACCTCTTAGTTCTCGCGGCCGCATGGGTGCACACATGGCCCCTAGTGCCCCTGCAGCGGCTCAGCATGCGACGGGAAGTGTGCAGGGCGGAGAAGTCGTCATGCCGCCGCAATCTGCTGCAGCGGCGCGGCAGGGCAGTGGGGGTGTGCAGTGGAGCAGCGGCGCACGTGAACACAGTGGCGGCACTCAAACAGCGGCACTAGAAGCCGCTCAGCAGCGCGCCGGGATGCACGGGTTGCGAGCGACACTGCCAACGCAGGACGCTGCAACGGACGTGTACGCTGGCACTGCAGTGGTGCAGGGAGGCATTGCGCTCGATGGTGCACCGACAACCGTTCGCGCTGCTGCTGCATCAATGGGTAAGGGAAGCAGCGTCTCTGAGAACCTTGCAGATGATACGCCAGGGGGCGCAGTGCAACACACGGCGCAACGCAGTGCTGCCCTGCAACGTGCCTTCTTGGGAGCTCAAGGTGTAGGCGTGGATGAAGGCGGCGTGGCAGTGCGGGGCAGCGCTGATGGCAAGGTCGGTGCGCTGCGCATTGCTGCAGCGCGCGTCTCACACACCCTGCAACACAGCGATGTGGGCGATGGGGGGTACAGTGGTGTGCAGGCAGCACTGCGGCGGCCTCTACAGGGCACCACGAACGCTGCACGAACCGGCTGGGGCAGCTGGAACATGCAGCAGGACTTGCACCAAGCCCTTCCGCGTCTTCAAGGGGAGCGCTTGCCGCTAGCAGCCAGCACAGTGGCGCAGGGTGTGCGTGACGAGGTGCAGGAGCAGAGCACTCGGTGGGTGGCGGCCTCTGTGCCCATGGACGACGCACGTGCGGTGTCTGAAGCTGAGAGGCGAGCCGCCAGGGCGTCAGCTGCGCGGGATGGCTCGCAGGTGCGGGGGCAGTCCTTGGACGCTGCAACCGCCCTGGTGCAGGCAAGCGCTACGGCGCCTCACGCCCCAGTAGGGCAGCGGGAAGACGCACTGCGTCGTGTGGCGCAGCGGGATCAAGAGGAGCAACGCCGCGTCAAGGCAGCGGAGGAGTACAGTGGTGGCATGCAGTACCACGACACCACCAGCGGGGGCGACACAGACGGCGTTACCGCGTACACGTCATGGAGGAGCATGTGGGGGTTGTAGACAGTGCACAGGCGTGTAGCGCTGCGTGCAGCTTCTGTGTACAGCGAGGGCGTACGCCCAGGGTGCTTCATGCACAACGCGTAGGTGACTTCACTGTCCATGTACTGCACAACAATGCGATTCACGCGGTGTTTCTGCCATGACACCACGAATGGAGTCGGAGGGCAGTGTAAACGCCTCTTTGTTACACATGAGCCCCGCCTTCATCACCTTCCTGAAGTGTACGCGCGGGCGGTCCTGTTGTGAGTGGCGCAGACGCCTCAGGTCACTTTCCACCCACTTTCACAGACTGTGTGCACGCACACGCACGCATGCAGCAATACAATTCATTTTGTGCATTGTCTCTTGTGAACGGGCTGCTGGCCATACTGCTCCCTTGCAACGTTCCCTGCACACCCACCTGCACGTTTGTAATGGCTGCTGCCTCTGAAGAAAGCACAGCACAAGTTGCACGAGCAGAAATTTCGAGAGGGTTGCGAGCGTTGGACTCATCCCCACTCTGCAGTTACTACGGCGTCACTGAAAAGCTAGCAGACCATCTTCGCATTGAGCTTCGCAGAGTCTTCCCCAAAATGGACCCAGCCAATGCATTCGTGAGGCTGCTCACTGCAGTGACGCGAGGGGTGCGGTGCAGTAGGATGGATTTTGAGGTGCGCCTGCAGCAGCGTGCTGCGTGTGCCTTGTGACCACCAAGCCACCCTCGCAGGCTGGACTCGTACTGTGGATGGCTGACAGGGGCATGCAAGCGCACCCGCTGTGGAAGGTGGCTGATGGGCTGGGACACTCAATCTTCTGGTTTTGTGCAGACCAGCCTCTTCATCTGCCGCATGACTTGTTTGACGCTGCAAGGGAGCTTGTGCTGAAATCGCTCGCCCATGAACACAGCGCTGCCAAATTGAAGCCAAACATTGTGCAGACCATGATGCAGTTCCGCTTCCTGGTTGACTGCTTGAACAGGTCTCAAGACTTTTGCGAGCAGAAAAGCCCAGCTGTTGGGTTGGAGCCTTTTTTGGGGCGCACGTTTGTCCCGCCAAGTGCGTACCACGGCGTTGAAGACACGCACGAAGTGTCTTCGCTCAGTTACTGCGATCTATTCCACGACTTCACAAGGTGCTTGCAGTGGAGCATGCCAGATGTCGTGGCTGGCAAAGCGCTCGTCCCCGTGATTTGCAGCGTTGACCTGAGCATGGCTCCCTCGAAAGTCGCGAAGCTTGTGAACGGGCAATTGCACAGAGGCTTTGCTTGCGGCCGAAGCGTCGCGCCATCAAGCACTACCAGTGGCAGCAGCGGAGACAACCCGTCCCGTGTTTGGCAACTTGGCTGCTCACTCTGCGGCAAGGCACCGTACGGGGCTAGAGTGTTCGTCTTGGCACTGGTTGAGGTGCCTGAACTTGACGGTGCACCCATCGCCGTGTTGGATGAGCACGTGAACGTGCGAAAAGTTGCACTTGGATGCATCCATTGGTTGCGACCCCGCCCGAAAGAGTCGCCGTTTCCAAGCTGGAAAGGACCAAACAAGTCGTTCACGGCGCGTTGCAGCAACGTCAAGCAGGTCGCCACGACTTTGACGCCGTTCAAAGCCGACTAAACGTTCGTGGGTGCAGAGCTGAGGGGTGCAGAGCTGAGGGGCACAGAGTGCTGCCGCCTGGGCGCTGCAGCTGGTGAAGCCTGGTGTGCACCTCGCTTGAAAAATGTAAAGTCCCTGTGCAAGTCTTGCACGCCCTGTGCGTCAACATCGACCACGGCAGGCTGTGCAAGCAGGTCAAAGTTGCTTTTCAAGTGTTTCGAGCTGCGCGTGCAGGGTAGGACGCCAATGCCTTGGTCTAGGGCGTAGTGGTACATGAACTGACTGGGGGTCACGGCACACTTCCCAGCTTGCGCCTGCAGTGCTGGGTCATCCAGCAATTCCCCCCGCGCCAACGTGGTGTGTGACTGCAGAGGGATGCTGTGTGTGCAGTGGTGTGCGACCAGTGCCCTGCGCTGCCTGAACACGTTGAGCTCCACTTGGTTCAACCACGGCGGAACGCCGGTGCTGTGCAGGATGGCGTCCACGTGGTGCTCCTCAAAGTTGGACACGCCAATGTGCCGTATGTCGTACTGTGCACAGCAGTGCACCAAGTCCCTCCACGCCTGTGTGAAGTTTTTCACGGGGTTGTGCAGCAGCAGTAGGTCCAAGTACCCCGTGTCCAGCTCCCTCAAGATCTGCTGCACAGCTTCAGCAATACGCAGGCTTTTGATGTGCCGCACGTGCACTTTGGAGGTGAGGAAAATGTCTTCACGGTCCACCCCCGACGCTGCAATGCCACGTGCAACGTCTGCGTGGTTGCGGTACAGCTGCGCTGTGTCAATAAGGCGGTACCCCACCCGCAACCCCTCCTCCACGACGGACGCACAGGACTCCAACCTGTATGTGCCCATGCCCAGCAGTGGCATAGTACCCGCAGCCATGATTCACGCTTCGCGTGCTCTCTTCCCCTCAACGCTTGTTGCAAATGCACACGGACATTGCGCCGCATTCACAGACGTGCGTGTGTGTTGTGTGTTGTGTCCTGGTGTGCACAGGTGTAGACAGGCGTACCCAGTGCACGTCACCTTCAAGGAAGGAAGGGGGGGTGGGGGGAAGGGGGGGTGAGACAAGCGGCTCGCATTGGACAAACGCCGTTGCCTCCGTCAGCTCTGCATTTCAAACATGCGCACCGAAACGTATCAAAGTAACTGAAAGCTTTTCGGAAAGCATCACAGGAAGCAATTGCTCTCACCTGACATTTGCACACACACACACACACCGGCATGGCTGCAGCTGCAGAACCACTGGCAGAACCGCCTGCGAGAACCCGCTCGGCAAAGTACTGGAAAGCCGCCAGCGACAGCCAATGGGCACACTTGAACGCAGAGCTGCGTGAGGCAGTTGCTCACTCGGACGAGGCTTCTATGCAGGGCATTGTGCAACGCGTAGTGCACGCGCTGACAGCTGATGAAGCGGCGTGCACTGCAGGGCAACGCGTCAGCGACTGCGCCTTGTTTGCACCTCGCACCACGAGCACCTTCAACAAATCCCATCGCTCCTTCCGCGTGGCGAACGAAATAGCCAAAAAAATGTACTTGGACACAGGCTTAGCCAAGTGCCCAGTGGGCGCCTACATGCTGTACGCCCGCATGGTATCAGCGGTGTGCAAGCGCTGCATTGCGCAGTATGAAGCCGCTGCTGCCGAGGCGGAGCACTGTAAGGCACAGCAGGCGGCGCAGCACGAGCGCAGCACGTGGTGTGTGTTGAAGAAGCGGCCCCCCACAGTGGCAGTCATGGAGCCGGAAGCCATGCCTGTGCAGGTGTCCCCGCAGGACGAAATTCAGCCGTTCCTGCAGTACTTGCACTCCAACAAGGCGCCAGTGGAGAACAAAGCCGCTGAGCACTGCATGCTGTTCAAGCGGGGGGCTCTGTACAGTGACGGCCGCATGGACTTGTGCAAGCAGGTGGTGGGCCCCACGTGGATCCAGGGGCTCATGGACGCCCTCACCCACAACACGCACGTGCAGCACTTTCTGTTGGGCAACAACGTCATCGGCCCCACTGGCGGGCGCGCCATTGGGCACTTCCTGCAGCAGCCCCACACCCCGCGCATCAAGACGTGGTACCTTGCCGGGAACGACCTGGACCATGAAGGCATGCAGTGCATTGCCGACGGCTTGATGCAGGACAGTGACTGCACGCAGTTGTGGCTGAAGCGCAACCCCTTGAAGGTGCAAGGCGCGGAGCACGTGGGGCGGCTCCTGGCACACAACGGCTCTGTGCGGGTGTTGGACTTGCACAACACCGCGTTGTTTGACGACGGGCTGCGTGCTGTGGTGCAGGGCCTGCGGGAGAACGACGCCCTGGAGGTGCTGTACCTGGACGCCAATGGTGTCACGGAGGACGGTGCGGCGTGCCTGGCGGAGTACTTTGAAGAGTTGACAGCCAGGGGCACCCGGGGGGTGCACTCGCTGTACGTGGGCATGAACAACTTGGGGGATGCAGGCGTCACAAAGCTGGTGCGGGCCCTCGCTGGGTACCCGCACCTGCAGCGACTGGGTTTGGACTCCACAGCCATGTCTGAAGTGGGTGCAGCTGAAGTGTGCGCAGCGTTCAAAGAGCACCCCAACCTCATCATGCTGGGGCTGGGCATGTACAAGTCCACCAACGACATGGGCTGCACTGTGAACAACATGGGGGATGCTGGGCTGCAGGCACTGTTGCCCCTGCTGCACCACAACCGCACCCTGCAGTGCCTCAGCGTCATGATGAATGGCATTTCCCAAGACGGCATTGCGCAGCTGGCAGACGCCCTGGACAGCAACGCCACACTGATGTACCTGGACTGCGCTCAGTACGGTTTGAAGTTGGAGCCGCAGTTGCATGCGCGCATCAAGGGCAAGTTGGCAGCGAACCGCGCCGCAGCAGGCTTCACCACACCCCAGCGGCACATCAAGCACACGGCGGACATTCAGTGGATAGACTCCATTTACCGCAACGCTTCTGGTAAGCGAGCACCCGTCGCAGACACTCCCGTGTGAGGCTGCCCCTGCGCGTGCTTGCGCGTGCGTGTGTAACAGCGTGCAAGAAGCGCCTCACGCTGGCAGCATCCATGCCTCCAAGGGGGCTGTGAAAATGCATTTTCAAGGTGCCCACAGGGCACAGCAGTGCACACTTGCGCGCAGCAGTGATCACGGCAGGCACTGTGCGCCCGGTAGTGTGAAGGTCCCCCCTTGACATTAGGAGGTTGATGGTGCGGGTGAAGGCTCCACTGCTTGCAGCAGGGCCCCCCACGTGCGCCGCCACTGTTTCTGCACTGCAGCGTCAAGCACTGCAGCGTCTGAGGCACCTGCAGCTCGCAGCAGTGCCGCGAATGCACTGCTGTTCTTGGGCAGCACGGAGCAATTCTGTGAACAGGATGCACCGCCTGCAAGCATGTTTGCAGCGTCTTGCAGCACCAAACTCCGCAACGTGCTGCCGGGAAGGCACACCCGTGTGCTGGGCACTTGCTCAAAGGCGCTGCACGACTGCGCAGCGCTGTCCACTACCCACACGGGTGCGCTCTTCAGCATGCGCAGCATGCGTTGCCGTTGCGGCTCCGACAGTTGTGGTGGGGAGAGGCTGCCCCCCGATGCCTCTGCGCGGGCGGAAGGTGTGTTCCGTTGCACAGCTGATTCAGCCGCGCTCCCTGCGTTGCTGTCACTGGCGCTTGGGGTGCTGCTGCCTCTGGAGCCTTCTCCACTCCATACAACATCATCGTCGTCATCGCTGTCACTTGAGCTGTCACCAGCTTCGATTACATCGTGGGCGTTCATTGAAAGCGCCGT